TTGAAATTCAGGAGAGTAATGATCTCGCCATTCAAATAGTTGTGTTATTTCTTCAAAAGAATAGTTTTCCTGTGCCAACGGTATGTCTGGCGTATTTGTATGATTGTATTTGTATATAAATCTAAACATATATAGTCCTGGCGGAGAGTGAGGGATTCGAACCCTCGATACAGTTACCCGTATAACACCTTAGCAGGGTGCCGCTTTCGACCACTCAGCCAACTCTCCTGTTGCAATATTTATCGGTAAAAAAACACGTTTTAATAATTTAGTGATAAGTATGTAATATGTATAACGATCACATTACAGCAGTTCATGTTGAAGCAACCGATAGGTGTAATGCTCAATGTCCTGTATGTATAAGGTCTTTTCAAGGTGGGCCTGTAAAGGATATTGTTACAGATAAAGAATTAGGACTGGCACATTTTACTGAATATCTTGGAGACGAATTTTGTTCTAAAGTTTTAAACTGGAACTTTTGCGGTAATAAAGGCGATCCTTCTAGTGCATTAGAACTTGTTGATATTTTTAAATATATTTTAAAATGCAATCCAACAACAAATATTATGATGAGAACAAATGGTGGTGCTAGAAGCAAAAACTTTTGGAAAAGTATAGGTGAGTTATTTCACAATACTAATTGCAGAGTGGTTTTTGCAGTAGATGGTCTTGAGGACACAAATCACATTTATAGAAAAAACGTCAAGTGGTCAAATTTATACAGAAATATGAAAGCCTATTTCAATAATGGTGGACAAGGATTAGGGCAGTTTGACACACTAAAATTTGCACATAATCAACATCAATGGGAAGAAATAAGACATCTTGCAAGTAAGTTTGGAGTAGATGTAAATTTCAAAGAACCCTATGGTTTTGCTAAACTGTCTAATGGTATGCTTAAAACAATACCTGTATATGACAGAAATCCAAATGATATGGGATTATATTCTCTTTTATACACAATAAAACCTCATTCTACAGAAGATTATATAGACCCAGACTATCCAGATGTTGCGCCTAATCAAGTGTTAGAGAACAATCAATTTTACGATTTTAAGAACGAACAACTGTTTCCTGGAAAAATTATTGATATAGATTGCATAGCAAGTCAGCCTGAAAACGAACATTATGAGATATTTTTAGACTGTGATGGAAGTGTTTATCCTTGCTGTTTTATAGGTTCTAGAATGAATTATGGTGAAACACAATTAAAAACAATGCTTGGAAACACAGATATAGTGCTATCAGACACAAATAATATACACAATATATTATCATCATCTTATTATAAAAACACATTACCTGCGGGTATAAATGGCGACTTTGAAGGAGAACTAACATTGGAAGGTAGAACAAAGCAATGTATTACATGCGTTGACTGTTGTGGTATGAAAATGGAACTGTCTCACCTTAAACAGGCATAACCGATAAATAGTAGTATGCCTAGATTAAGTTTATGGAACCCGGTAAAGACTAAAGACTTCGAATTCATTGATAGAATTGTTGGAGAACACATTTTTGCGGGTGGAACAGGAATATTTGTTCACAAATATTTGGGAATTCAAGATACTCCTGCAACAGGAGACCCTACAAGACCAGGCGGTTCAGCAGGTAATAATTCAGAAGTCTTTATACAGGATTTGCTATTTTTAGAAAACAGAGATAGAAAATATAGTAAAGATATATTTGAATTAAGGGCACAATACAATTTAGGCGATAACGATTCATTTGACTTAACACAATTTGGTATGTTTTTAGCAAATGATACTTTATTCTTTAACTTCCACATAGAAAGCATGGTAGAAGCATTAGGCAGAAGATTGATGCCAGGTGATGTTTTAGAAATACCTCATCTAAGAGATGACTTGTTATTAGGAAGTGATGATGCAATTAATAGATTTTTTGTTGTTACAGATGCAAGTAGGCCTGCAGAAGGGTATGATCCTAGATGGTGGCCTCATTTGTGGAGAACAAAAGTTGGTCCTATAACAGACAGTCAAGAATACAGAGATATACTTGGCACTGGTGAAGAGGAAGAAGATCTTAGAAATCTTATCAGTAAGTATAAAGATGAGATTATTATCAACGACAAGATACTGGAACAAGCAGAACTTGATATACCAAACAATATAAAACTAGATTCTAGCCATTTGTTTGTTGAAGAATCAACAGGCAAGCCTGGAGTAGGATACAACGTAGGCGAAGTTCCAAATGGTGTTAGTGTTGTAGGTAGTGGTTCATCGTTTCCAATTAGTGGAACCAATGATGGCGACTTTTTCCTAAGAACAGACTTCTCGCCAAACAGACTATTTAAGAAAGATGGCACACGTTGGTTAAATGTTGGTTCTGATATGTCCGGTAATTGGGCGGCGGCTAATAGACTTTTAGAAACATTTGTAAACAACGATACATTTGTAACATATACTGATGGTGAAGTAGCACCAGAGAAAACAAATTTAAGTAAGGCTGTAAAGCCAAAAACGGATAACTAATGGCTGGCAAGAATTTAGATTGGTGGTATGATGAGCAGTTGAAAAGATACTTAATTCAACTTATCAGAATATTCTCTAATTTTAAAGTAGAAGAAAATACAAAAAACGGAAAGCATTATAATCGTGTTCCTGCTAGATATGGTGACATGAGTAGAATGGTTGCAAGTATATTGCGTAACAATTCAGAAAACGTTATTAATAGTGCTCCTTTTATTACAGTAACAATTGGCAGTTTACAGATTGCAAGAGACAGGACACTAGACCCTTTTCTTGTTGCTACAGAACAAGTAGCAGAACGTAATTTTATACCAGACGAAAATAGATACGATACTGTTCAAGGTAATTTATATTCAACACAAAAATATATGCCTGTTCCATATAACTTAACAATTAATGTAGACATATGGACAACTAACACTGATACAAAAATGCAAATACTAGAACAAATATTAATCTTGTTCAATCCATCATTACAATTATCACAAAACGATAATCCAATAGATTGGACAAATATATTTGAAGTAGAATTAATAGACATACAATGGAGTAATAGAAGTGTGCCTGTAGGTGTTGATGAGCAAATAGATATTTCAACTCTAAACTTTGCAGTTCCAATTTGGTTAAGTCCTCCAGCAAAAGTCAAACGTCAAAGTATTATACAACAAATTGTAACAGATGTTCATGAAACAAATAGCATAGAAGACTTAGGATTCTTAGAAGGCTATTATGATTTCTTTAAAGATATTGCTGATACGGCCGAAGTAGTTGTTACACCAAATGATTACTATGTGCAAATTGCAGGTGCTACAGCAATATTAATTAATAATGCAAGTCAGGCTCAAAAATGGGCAGACATTATAGAAATGCAAGGCGAACTTACTGCTACAAGTAAACTAAAATTAAATATATCAAATGATACTGATTCAGATTTAAATATGGTTACAGGTAAGATTGCGGCATTACCAGGTAATGATACAACATTAGTGTTTACACTAGACACTGACACATTACCATCTAACACATTAACAAATGTAGATAAAATTATAGATGCTAGAGCAAATTATCCAGGAGATGGAACATTGGCCGCGGCCGCAGATGGGCAACGATATTTAATCACAGAAGATATATCTGCTACAGGGCATCCTAATTGGGGTGTTGACGCAAGTGAAAATGATATTATTCAATACAATGGAACTGCATGGTCAGTAGTATTTGATGCTTCTACAGTTACAGATAATAACTATGTAACTAACAGTAATACATCCAAACAATATAGATGGCATGAAAATTCTTGGATAAGTAGTTATGAAGGAATATATAATCCAGGATATTGGAAATTATCATTATAAATGGAAACTACAGCGGCAGGCGTCGTTTTTCTTGCTAAAGATACAGGCAGATGTTTACTACAGTTAAGAAATTCAGACAAACGATTTAAACACACATGGGGCTTTTGGGGAGGCATTCTCGAAGGCACTGAAACTCCGTATGAATGTATTCAAAGAGAATTAGAAGAAGAAATTGGGTTCGTTCCAGAACTGCAAAAATTAAATCCAATAGATGTATTTCAAAGTAAAGACAAGAAATTTTATTATTACAGTTTTGTATATGTAATAGAAAAAGAATTTCTCCCTCCAAAACTTAACGGCGAAAGTAGTGGGTATGCTTGGGTAGATATAGGCACATGGCCTCAACCTCTGCATAATGGTGCAAAAGTTACACTTTATAAAAACGGCGGCACTGAAAAACTGCACACTATATTAGATATACATACGTCATAAATACAAGTATGAGCAATGGCGAAATCATAGATTTTAATGTCTTGCGAATACAAAGCGAACTTGACAGGTATCAGAAAACAAAAACTATACCACATGCATTACTAGAAGGCACATATAGTATAAATGAAATAAAGGATTTATACTTCGACAAACTAGAACCCAAATATCAAAAAATTGCAACAAGGTTGCACAAGGAATATTTTGGTCATTTAAAGGATAATGTCGATAATTTAAGAAATGCATTGAGAAGAGACTACACATCGGTGATGAAAAATTTAAATACCGAACATGATAGTTTTTGGTTTAGAGATGTTATGAATTTATACCGACCAGGTATGAATCCAGTTCGTGCTTTGTATTACCAGACACGTGAAGTTACCAGGAGATATAATCCTGAAGATCCGCATCACTATTGGCTCAAGGATCTTGTAACTGACCGAGAGTTTAATAATATTTTATTAGATGCATTAGCACGTGATATAAGAAAACTAGAACGTATTATTAAACGTTATTATATACCTTTGACTAATGTAAGTCCAGATGTTCCTTTAGAACTTTTTCATGCAAAACAAACACTAAAAGACTTTAGAGCATATTATATGTTTTTCCAATCTACAAAAGACTGGGATAGAGAATTTTTTGAAGATTAATTATTGATGTGGTGAACCTTCTCTGTTAAGAAGCCAATTACATGTAATTCTAAAATCTGATTTAATATCCTTTCCTGCACTATGCCAACTATTTTTACTTACTTTAAATAAAAACAGTTGCCCTGGAGACCCACCTATTTCTGTAGGCTCCCCTCTTTCAGTTTCGTAAATATTAGTGCCAAATTCTTTTTCATCATTTAAATAAATTATACCTCTTGCAGGTATAAAAAAATTTCCATCATAATTGTAATCATTATGTGTATCAAGTTCTGAATTTTTATCAAACATAGATGTAGACATAGAACAACTTACAATATCTAAATCCCATACGTCATTTACTTTACTAACAATTTGTTCTTCGTAATCTTCTAGTAATTCTTGCACAGGATGTGGATTCACAATACTGAATTCATCAAACTGCGTTTGTATCTCAAAATTTTCTTTGTAATCTTTGTATGATGATCTTACAAAATCTGCATCAACAAAATCTATTAGCATGTATTCAAATGGTTTAGAGGTAATGTTATCTTTTTTAATTGCATCTATATTAATCATTTTGATGTCTTGCGTTCTACTCCATCCCATTCGCCTTGTGGCATAGGTTGTTTTATTCTTTCTGCATATAAACTTGCTAGTGTATCATTCCAATTATGTTCTTTCATTACTTCTATCTGATGAGCACATTCGGCCCATTCTCTGTTTTGATATGCGTCAACCATTCTGTTTATTACTCTGACTTCTTTTGCATCTTTTAATATTGTGTAAATTGTAACTGGTGCAGTTTGTCCTTTTACAGCAATTTTATCTAGCATTACTAAATTATTAGGTTTAGGTATTTGCTTTAATGTATGTTCTGTAAACATAAAGAATACACCATACTCTTTTGTTTGTGCTTCTAAACGTGCCGCTAAATTTACACTATCACCTAATACAGTATAATCAAATCTTTGATCTGAACCCATGTTACCTACAACTGCATCACCTGTGTTTATACCTATACCAACTCCTAACTCCATTAACCCATCTGCTTTTAATTCTTTATTAAGTTCTGCTAATTTTACTTCCATTTCTTGTGCTGTTTCTATTGCCAACTCTGCATGATTTTCTATATCAAGAGGTGCTCCCCAAATAGCCATTAAGGCATCACCGATATATTTGTCTATTGTTCCTTCTTTCTGCATAACTAGATCAGTCATTGGTGTCATATATCTGTTTATAAGTTTACCTAAACCTTGTGGATCTGTTTTGAATTGTTCACTTATAGGAGTAAAGCCTCGTATATCTGAGAACAAATAAGTCATTGTTTTTGTGTCTCCACCTAATCTAAGT